TCTGGTGGAGCAACTTCTCCTGGTATTCAGTATGATTCAACTGGAACCGCAACGTTTAATCCAGCATACGATTACCTGACTCCTGGAAATCCTTTTGAAGGATTTACTGTTAGAGGTAAAGATGGTTCAACAGTTCTTTTCAACTATTACAATAACAATAATAGTGTTGGTGGAGCACAGATTACTGGAACACTTGTAGATTATTCTGGTGCTTCATATCGTGGATTAACTTATGATAATCGTGCCGTATGGTCGGGATCGGTTACTGAGTTTAATATAGAGCACGACTATCGCTTTAATGATAACCAACAGTTTGTTGATATCAATACTCGTTTAGAGTTTCTCATTAATGTCCCTACTCTTTACTTTGGTAGATTCACTGACCCAGACGCAAGAGCAGCAGCAGGAGATAGTTCCAGAACAGATAATACTAGAGGATATGCTGGTGGTATTCCAGCAACCAACGTTGTTCTTTCTGAAGCACTTGTATCCAAGTACGCATTAGGTTTATTTACGGGTCAAGTTGGTGGTGTAAACTCTGGAATCAGTGCTGGTTGGTCTACAAACCCAGAAGATTATTATAACGGAACAAATGGTGGTCCAAGTGGAGACCATACAATCGGTCTTGGATTTATGTTCTCTGGTGTTAGTGCTGGTGACATCATTAACATTCAGTATGCATATATCTTTGGACCTTCTGCGTTTGCTGCTGGATCTGGTGCCGTTGCTGGTGGTGCTGGTGGTTCTACTCCATCAACCTTTACTGTTGTTGATGCTGGTTCCGCTTCTGCCCCAACTCCACCTTCTACACCACCAGCTCCAACTGTTACTGGAACCTCAACAACAGACTCAGTTACAACTTCAACTTCATCATCAACTAGAACTGAGACTTCTTATGTAACCAGAACCGTCAACTCTACTGATGCTGATGGTAATCCAGTTGTAAGAACTTATGTCGATACTGTTGTAACAACTATTCCAGTTACAACCACGACAACCACAACAACACCAGTTACTACAACAACTTATTCTGATAGTTCTACTACATCTTCAAGTGGAACACCAGTAGTTACAACTTCAACTTCTGATGGAACTGGAACTGCTGCTGTAACTGGAACTGTTCTTGATGCTACTGCTGTTACTAGAACAGTTACAACTTCTTCAAGTGCTTCTTCTTCCACAACAGGAACCAGAACAGTCACCAGAACTGTAACTGATACTGATGCATCTGGAAATCCAAGAACTAGAACTTATACTGATACTGTTCTTGATACTACACCAGTTACAACAACCACAACAACATCCACACCAGTCACAACCATTTATCACGCAGATGGTTCAACCACAGTTGTAGAAGGAACTTCAACATCATCAAGTTCTTCATCAAACGGAACTACAAGTTCTTCTGTGATTGCAACTGCTCTTGATGCAACATCAGTTACAAGACCTTCTGTATCATCCTCATCAGTTCAGTCCTCAACTCTTCCAGTTGTAAACGTAACTCTTACGGAGCACGATGCATCTGAAAACAAAGGAGTTCAGAAGATTGCAAGACATCATGCAACAACTACCACAACACCTATGGTAAGAACTGTTGTTACCACACCAGTTACAACCACAACAAACTCAGATGGAACTGAGACTATCTCTAACGGAACACCAGTAATCACTTATGAACTCTGGAATGATGTTGGTATCTCACACGCATATGATAATCTGTTTGGTAGAGTGGATCAATTAGAAGTTCTTGATGGTATCAATGATGGTATTAATGGACTTCTGAATCATGAACCATCACAAACTAAAGAGAGATTGAGAATCTTTGAGAACAATAGATTTGTTCAATCTTATAATGCTGATGGATATTCTGCTGACTCTAAAATCTTCGGTGGTGGATTTGAGTTTGATTTAACCAAAGGTTGGACTATTGGTTACCAGTATAATAGAGTCAACATAAACCTTAATGGTGTTGATTCAAGGACACATCAGAACAAAAACGTTCACGGAATCTTCAACACATTCCATGGCAATACATTTACTTTAAGTACGAATGCAGCAATCGCAGATAGTAAGTATAATTACAACAGAACAGTAGAAGGTGTATTTAATAATGCTGGTTCCACAACTGGAAATGAATGGTGGGTAACAAACCGTCTTTATATGCACGTAACCAAGTGGTTAAGTCCATTCGTTGGTTATACTGTATGGAACAACCAGAGAAAGGCATACACCGAAACTGGTTCGATTCAATCTGCTAGAACTGTTGAGGCATTCAATCAAACAACTCACGTCGGTGAAGCAGGACTCAAACTTGAAACAAGATTCGGTGGTAAAAAGAATGATGTATTTGGTGTGAGTGTTGATGGTGCTTATGGTACTGATAATTCTTATGGCGTTACCGCATCTGTAGATTACAAAGAAATGTTAATTATTGAAGCATCTCACGGTGTAAATGATGGTGTAACAAACAATTCTATTGCCGGTAAAGTTAAGTTTAGGTTCTAAAATCCTAAATATTACAGACTTCATCATCGGACTGATGGAACAAAACAAAAGAGAAAAGTGTATGAGTACTGTTATTCGTGTTGCTATTCTTAGTTGGTCTGCTGCTCTCCTGACAGCTTCGTATGCGGGTCTTCTTGCTAAGATGGACCCAACCTTTATTGCTACTGTCTTCACAGCATCTGCTGCGACATTTGGTATCAATACTATGAAGAAAGGTGGAGATGATGATGAAAAGAAAGAACCCCCTACATCCGCGCCAGCACTTGTAGAAGCACCACCAGAGCCTCCTGCTCCAGAAACAGAAGCAGCACCTTCCCTTGAAGAAAGAGTTGAAGTTCTAGAAGGACAAGTACAACCTCGTACTGGAGGTGCATGATGTCTAAATCTTCTAATAAGGGCAAGAAGGGTTCTTCTAATAATAAAAAGCAGAACCAGGGTAATGCTACTGCGAATAAAGCAAAGAACGGTGGTAAGAAAAAATAATGAGGTATTATGCCACGCGAATGGAATACTCCAATTCGGGAACCATGGAATCCTGTAATTAAAAAGTGCCTTGATGCTGTCGATGAACACATCAAGGCATACACTAAATCAGGAGATGACTGGCACTTATCACAAGCAGAAATATTAAGAAAGTATGTAAAAGATTTGAAAGTCTGGATTCATAAACAAGAGGGGAGAGAATGAAGAAACTCTTTGCAGTATTTGGGTTATCATTAACTCTGGCATTTCCTGCATTTGCTAGCACAATAGAAAAGAAACAACCAACAGTTCCTGCGTATAGCCTAGCAGCAATGGGTTGTATGATACTCAGAGAATGTACGGAGGGGGTTGAACAACTTACACCCGACTCCGCATTTTTATCTGGGAAAGAGTTTGATACCTTTCGAACTGAAATCAAATCTATTCTGGTAGCACTTAACAAATTGGATGTTCCTGTTTATGTTGGTCCCAGTAGATATTTTACACCAAGAACAATAGGATTATATAAACCAGAATATAATCGTTTCTTTATTAATGAAAGCCTCATTAAAGACCCAAGAGAATTCTTAGGAACTTTAAGACACGAAGGATGGCATGTCGTTCAGGATTGTATGGGTGGTGGATTAAAAACATCTTTCATGGCACAAGTTCATCAGGATAGTGAAATTCCTGCTTGGGTAATGAAGAGTACAAGACTTGCTTATGAATCCATGGGGCAGAGTCGTGCTGTGCCTTGGGAAGCAGATGCTAACTGGGCAGAAGAACAGGCAAATGTAACCGCACAAAAGTTAGAAATGTGCGCCAAAGGTCCACTATGGGACCAGATGAGACCAACTCCTATGACGATGGAATGGTTAATTGGGTGTGGATGGATGAAACCACAAGAAGGGTATAAGGAATATACACCAAATAAAAAATCAGATTATTGTGTAGAAGGTAAATACTGATGTCTGAATTCCCTTGGGGGGTAGTTATATTACTTTCTTGTGGACTTGCTTTTACGGCATACATAATTTACTACATACTACGGTTAGCAACATTGGAGATGAAAGATGAAGAACCTAGCGATCATTCTGTCAGCGACAAGTCTGGCAATTAGTGGAGCACTTTGTTATGGTGCTTATGTAACTTACCAAAAAGCACAGAAGATTCTTGAGAACCCTGAAGAGTTTGTCGGTGCTGTTGTAGAGAAGCAGGTTAATAAAGCATTTGAAAAGTTACCTATTCCTAAACTAAATACTGAGAAGTTTAAATTACCATTCTGATGGATAAGGATCCTTACATTTACAGAATCAAGTCAGTTCTTAAAGTTGTAGATGGTGATACTATTGACGCTGCTATTGATTTGGGGTTTGATATCTCCCTTACTAAGCGAATTCGTCTTGCTGGTGTTGATACCCCAGAGAGCAGAACAACTGATCTCAAAGAGAAAACACTTGGTCTTGAAGTTAAAGAATGGCTCAAGAAAAAGTTAGAAGGACAAACTGATGTTATTGTAAAAACAGAACTCCCAGATTCCACCGAAAAGTACGGTAGAATTCTGGGACATCTTTTTATTGGTGATAAGGAAGTATCTGCGGTTAATAAAAAGAAGTCTGTTAATCAGCAAATGATTGATGA